ATATGGTGAGAGACATAAGTTTTTAGGAACAAGATTGAATCAATTGGGTGTAGATAAAGGATTTCATATTCAAAAATATTTGGTGGGCACTTGTTATGATCAATCTTCTGATCCTAATTATTGGTTAGGTCATTGTGAACATTATGTTAGAGCTCCTTTTCGAATTTTAGCATGGATGTTTTATTTGAATGATATTAAAAATAAAGGAGGAACTTGTTTTCCTCAACAGAATTTTACTACTAAACCTAGAGAAGGGGATTTATATATTTGGCCTGCAGGCTGGACTCATAGTCATTATGGTGTTCCTGCACCTAAAGAAGAAAAATATATTATCACAGGATGGTGTAGTTGGAATAAATACCCTTAGATGAATGAATAAGGGTGAGTAATCTTGTTATATCCAAGGTTAATGAAGTATATCTAAAAATTCAAACTGAACCTCATATAGATTATGAGTTAAGAGATAGATTTACTTTTGAAGTTCCTAATAAAAAATTTATGCCTCAGTACAGAAATAAGTACTGGGATGGATATGTTCATTTATATAATCTAAAGACTAAGAGAATCTATGTTGGTTTATTAGATAAGATTATTGCGTTTTGTGAAAATTCTGGATATACATATCAATTTGAAAATAACAAATATTATGGTCTTCCTTTTGAATACAATGAGATGGTATCAAAGGAAGGTGTTAAAGATTATATTAAATCTATTACTAAATTTAAAGCAAGAGATTATCAAATAGATGCTGTTTATGATGCATTAAAATATAATAGGAAACTTCTTATATCACCCACTGCTTCTGGTAAATCGTTAATGATTTATTCTTTAGTAAGATATTTTGTAGAAAGAAATCAGAAAATTTTATTGGTAGTTCCTACTACTTCTTTAGTAGAACAGATGTATAAAGACTTTGAAGATTATGGTTGGGATGCTAAAAATCATTGTCATAGAATATATGCAGGAAGAGAACGAACAAATGTTAATGAAGTAACTATTACTACATGGCAATCAGTTTATAATTTAGACAGAGGATTCTTCGAAGATTATGATGTAGTAATTGGAGATGAAGCACATCTTTTTAAAAGTAAATCTCTTGTAAACATTATGGATAAATTGCATCATGCAAAATATCGATATGGATTTACTGGCACTTTAGATGGAACACAAACTCATAAATGGGTATTAGAAGGATTGTTTGGACCTTCTTATAAGGTAACTCAAACTAAAAAATTAATGGAGGAAGGATATCTTTCTAATCTTAATATTCAATGTATAGTTTTAAAATATAAACCTAAGAATTTCAAAACTTATGAAGATGAAATACAATTTTTAATATCACATGAAAGAAGAAATAATTTCATAAGAAATCTTGCATTAGATCTAAAAGGTAATACTTTAATTCTTTACAGTAGGGTTGAAACTCATGGAGAAGTGTTATATAATTTAATAAATAATAAAGTAGATAATGGAAGAAAAGTATTCTTCATTCATGGTGGTGTAGACGCTGAAAACAGAGAATCTGTTAGAGAGATTACAGAAAAAGAAACCAATGCAATTGTGGTTGCTTCTTATGGAACATTTTCAACTGGAATTAACATTAAAAATCTCCATAATTTAATTTTTGCTTCACCCTCTAAATCTAGAATCAGAAATCTTCAAAGTATTGGAAGAGTTTTAAGAAAAGGTAACTCTAAAACAAAAGCAAAACTATATGATATTGCTGATGATTTAGCAACTAGTTCAGGAAAGAACTATACATTAAATCATTTTATTGAAAGAGTTAAAATTTACGTCCAAGAACAATTTAACTATGAGATTATAACAATCAACATAAAAGACTAAAGGAGGAAATAATGGGAATCGAAGATGATTTTTATGCCACCATTAAATTTAAATCAGGTGAAGAAATCTACGCCAAAGTAGCAGCCTCAGATGAAGGTGATAGAACATTATTATTGCTACACAATCCAATCGTAATTGAAGAAGTAAAAGCCAGAGGTTCCATTGCGGCTTATAAGTTTGAACCATGGTTAAAAACGAGTAGAGAAGATATGTTTATTGTGAATCTAGAAGATATTCTTACTATGTCTGAATCACAAGATGCTGAAATGATTACTAATTATTGTGATTATGTTAGTAGAGTTAATAGAGGAAATCTTTCGAAATTAGATAAGAAAATGGGTAAGATTGGTACAGTAAAGAATGCTCGAGCATCTTTAGAAAAACTCTATAAATTAAATACTAATGATATTCCTAGAGAAGAACCTCATTAAAGCTTAAACCATCCTTATCTTCCTGGACAAACCTAGTCTACAGGTATTTTCGATATCTGTCAAGCTTGATAAATTTTCTAAACTTTGGTATACTTATACATAATAAATTGTAATAAGTATGGCCTTTACTACAATGAAGAGAGTTAAAAGATCCGAGCACTATGTAAACAATAAAGAGTTTCTTGCTGCTTTAGAAATCTATTTTGCTGATGTAGAAAGGGCTAAATTGGAAGGACGAGAGAAACCTCAGATTCCTAGATATATTGGAGAATGTTTTTTAAAGATTGCTAATCATCTTTCCTTTAAACCGAATTTTGTGAATTATATGTTTAAAGATGATATGATTTGTGATGGTATTGAAAATTGTGTAAGGTATATTCATAACTTCTCTCCAGAAAAAAGTAAGAATCCATTTGCTTATTTTACTCAAATAATTTATTATGCATTTTTAAGAAGAATTTCTCAAGAGAAAAAGCAATTAGAGATTAAAAATAAGATTTTAGAAAAAACAAACTTCGATGAAGTGTTTGAAGCTAACGATCTTGACGCTTCTAACTATTCCGATTATAATTCAATTAAGGATGCTATCCATAGTAAATTAAGATATTCGAATTAATGCGAGTAGCGATTATAACCGATCAGCATTTTGGGGCGAGAAAGAATTCTAAACTTTTTCACGATTATTTTTTAAAGTTTTATAATGATGTATTTTTTCCGCTCTTGTATTCAGAAGGTATTACAACGGTTGTTGATATGGGTGACACCTTCGACAGTCGTAAAGGTATCGACTTTTCGGCTTTATCCTGGGCAAAGAATAACTATTACGATAAATTAAAAGATTTAGGTTGTACTGTTCATACTATAGTAGGAAATCATACTGCTTATTATAAAAATACTAATAATGTAAATGCTGTAGATTTATTATTACGTGAATATGATAATGTACATGTATATTCAGAACCTAAAGAAATAAAATTAGATAATTTGAATGTTCTTATGGTTCCTTGGATTAATCAAGAGAATGAAGAAAATACTATTAAGTGTCTAAAAAAATCCAAGAGTTCTGTAGTTATGGGGCATTTGGAATTAAATGGATTTGTGGTTACTCAACAAATTGTGATGGACCATGGATTTGACGCTAAACATTTTAAGAAATTTGATAAGGTTTATTCTGGTCATTTTCATAAGAGATCTAATCAGGGTCAAGTATATTATTTGGGGAATCCTTATGAATTGTATTGGAATGATGTGGAAGAGACGAGAGGATTTCATATTTTTGATACAGAAACTTTAGAGCATACTCCTATTAATAATCCATATAGAATATTTTATAAAATTTATTATGAGGATACTCCTCATCAGACTTTTGATACTAGAGAATATGAGAATAAGATTGTTAAGGTAATTGTCAGAAAGAAGTCAGATCTTTCTGAGTTTGAAAGATTCATTGATAAACTTTATGCTGCCAATGTAGCAGAACTCAAGATAGTTGAAAATTTTGAGTTCAATGGGTGGTATGATGATAAAAAAAGTGAGGTATATGAATCTGAAGATACCATGTCTATTTTGGATAGATATATTGATGAGGCGGATATTTCCCTTAATAAATCAAAGGTTCAATCCATCATTAAGGAGATATATCAGGAGGCATGTGAACTAATCTAATGTATATCTTGGCGCAGAAAGGCAAAGAAAAGGATGGAGCTTATTCAGTTCTAGATGATGATAAAGAGCAAGTCCTTTATATCTTTCAAGAGAAAGATGATGCCACTCGCTATGCCCTACAATTAGAAGATCTTAATTATCCTATAATGAAAGTTATTGAAATAGAAGATGAAGTAATGATAAAGACTTGTGAAATACATGGGCATAAGTATGCAATCATTACTCCTAATGACATAGTATTTCCTCCTCCAGACATTAAGCATGATTATATTTGAAAAAATTCGTTGGAAAAACTTTTTAAGTACTGGTAATCAGTTTACTGAAGTTGCTTTAGATCAAAAATCAACAACTTTGATTATTGGAACTAATGGGGCGGGAAAGTCTACTATTTTAGATGCTCTTACTTTTAGTTTATATGGGAAGTCTTTTAGGAAGATTAATAAAGCACAACTTATCAATACAACCAATGAAAAGAATTGTTTAGTGGAAATTGAATTTTCTATTGGAGAGATTCAATGGAAAGTAAATAGGGGAATAAAACCAAATATCTTTGAGATTTATAGGAATGGATCTCTTCTTGATCAATCATCTTCTGCAGTAGATCAACAGAAGTGGTTAGAGCAGAATGTGCTTAAGATGAATTATAAGTCTTTTACGCAGATTGTAATTCTAGGTTCTAGTACGTTTGTTCCTTTTATGCAATTGACTTCTAATCATAGAAGGGAAGTGGTAGAGGATTTGTTGGATATAAAAATATTTTCTTCTATGAATATTCTGGTTAAAGAAAAGATTCGTTCTTCCAAAGAAGAGATTAGAACTTTAGATTTTAAAAAAGAATCTCTTTTAGAGAAAGTGGAAATGCAGAAGAATCTTATTAATGAAATAGAATCTCGTGGTAAAGAAAGTATAGGAGAGAAAAATGATAAGATTAAATCTCTGGAAATTGAAGTTGATACTCATATAGAAAGGAATAAGTTAACAGAAGCTGACATTTCTGATCTTTTAAAAGATCAAGAAGATGTAACAGGTGCTACAGAAAAACTTAGAAAGTTGGGTACTTTGAAGGGTAAAATATCCAATAAAGTATCTACAGTTACAAAAGAATATGAATTCTTTAATAAGAATAGGGTTTGCCCAACTTGTACTCAAGATATCAACGAGGAGTTCAGAATAAATAAGATTGAAGACTCTCAAAATAGAAAACAGGAGTTGCAATCTGGTTATAAAGAACTAGAGGAAGCAATTCAAAAAGAAGAATTGAGGGAGTTACAATTCAAGTCGATTTCACAGGAGGTAAGTAAGTTACTTAATGGCATTTCTACAAACAATACTCGCATTTCTGGATGTCAGAAACAGATCAGACAGTTGGAATCGGAAATTCAAAGAATTACCACCCAACTTGCAAACAGAAATACTGAGCATGACAAGTTAGCAACTTTTGAGAAAGGCCTTCAAGAAACTTATGATTATCTGATTGAGAAAAAAGAAAATATTAGTTATTATGACTTTACCTACGGTCTCTTGAAGGATGGTGGTGTAAAGGCCCAAATTATTAAAAAGTATCTTCCTCTTATTAATCAGCAGGTAAATAAGTACTTGCAGATGATGGAGTTTTATATTAATTTTAAATTGGATGAAGAATTCAATGAAACCATTGAATCTCCTATTCATGAAGATTTTTCTTATGCTTCTTTTTCTGAAGGAGAGAAGATGAGAATTGATTTAGCATTACTCTTTACTTGGAGAGAAGTTGCTAGGTTTAAGAATTCTGTCAACACCAATCTCCTTATTATGGATGAGGTGTTTGATAGTTCATTGGATGGATTTGGAAGTGATGAGTTTCTTAAGATTATTAAGTATGTAATTACAGATGCCAATATATTTGTAATATCTCACAAAAAAGAGATGCAAGATCAATTTAATGATATAATTAAGTTTGAGAAAAAACAAGGATTTTCGTTTAAGAGTGAATACTGATGCCAGTTTATAGACATTTAGATAGTGGGAAGAGATTCTTTTTTGTTCATATTCCACGTACTGGAGGAAGATTTTTTGAACGAAATTTATATGATCAGCATTTTGGAGCAGAGCATGATAATATTTGGAATAGTATTGAAGATATAGAAATTGCTCATGCTCATAGAGAATTATATGAAAGACATGAGGAGTTTGGAAATTTAAAAAATATACCCCATATTGCTATTATTAGAGATCCTATTGAGAAATTCTTTTCAGCATCTATTTACTTAAAGAGAATGTATGGTCCTGATATTCAGGAAGCAATGGAAGATCAGAGTCAATTTTTCTTTATGCTAAAGGATTTTCCTATTCCAGAGGCTATTAATTGGTATAGACCACAAGTTGATTTTCTTTCTGAAAGGACTCATATTTGGAGATATGAGGATGGATTGCGTAAACCTTTTGCTGATTGGGTAAGTGATATATTAGGAATTCCTTTTACTATAAATGCATGGGCAGATTATAAAACTGATCCTGACGAAGGGATTAATAAGCTTGACAAGACACCAAAACTCCTAGATAATGTTAGGCAACTTGTCAGGAGGGACATTGAGCAACTCTATCCCCAACTGGATCCATCATTCCAAGAAGGATCGAAAACGAAAACTTAAACCACAAGCATTACGTCAAGCAAAGGCTAGACGCAGAGCACTTTTGAGGAAACTTAAGGGTGCTTTTTTTAAAGGAATATGGAGGTATAAAAATGAAACCAGGCGAAAAGAACAATGCAAAAGTTAAATCATTTAATGGTATTAGTGTTGCTTTATTACGTGGAGCATTAGGTCATCATTATATGAAGGATTGGACAGAAGAACAAATAAAAGAATATAAAGATTGGGTAAGTATAAACTCGTAGGCATAAATTTTTGTAAAACTTAACATATTATATTAGGATATCCTAACCTAAATAAGTATAGAATTGGAGAACAAGATGTAACCAAAACACCTTGGTTATGGTGTTCAATGTTAAAATGGAGGTCATCAACATGCACAATCTAGTATCTTATAATCAATTAGCTGGTTGGAAAACAGAATCAGTAGAAATGGAAGAAAGAGATAACGAATCAGCTATAAATGATTATTTTCAGTGCCTAACAGAGTGTGATGACAACGCGAATATTTGTAGACGAATCTGTAAGGAGGTTTTAGTTTAAAACTTGTCCAATTAAATATCTGTCATAACCTCCTCTTTAAAGGGGAGGTTTTTTTTGTATACTGGTATCATCCTAATAAGAGATAATGATTAATTACGAAATCAAATCTCAATTAGCAAAACTACTTGCTACTGAGGATTTGGTAGTAGAGAATAGGGATGTTGCTACTGCTCAATTCGATGTCCATACTAGAGTTTTAACTCTTCCTTTATGGGAAAAGGCTAGTCATGATGTCTATGATTCATTGGTTGCGCATGAGGTGGGACATGCACTTTTTACTCCAGATGTAGATTGGTCTTTAGATCTTAAGGTTCCTCAACAGTTTGTAAATGTGGTAGAGGACGCACGGGTTGAAAAATTAATGAAGAGGAAATATCCTGGACTTGCTAAGTCTTTTTATAGAGGATATAATGAATTGCATAATGATGATTTTTTTGAATTAGATGGTGAAGATATTACTAGTTTTAATCTTGCTGATAGGGCTAATCTACATTTCAAGGTGGGTCACTTCCTTGATTTGGCTTTTCTCCCTGCTGAAAAAGAGATTATCGATATGATTGGAAGGTGTGAAACTTTTGATGATACTAAGAAAGCAGCATTTGTTTTACACCAGTATTGCTTAGAGCAGCAGAAGAAAAAAGAAGAAAAGAAAAGAAAAGAACATGAAAGAGCAGAGATGTTCTATGATGAATGTATGGAGAATGCGGGGATAGAAGAATATCCTCCACTTGAAGAGGATCCTGAGGAGGAGTTAAACGTTAAAACTGATAAAGCTTTAAATGAAAATATTCAGACATTAAGTGAAGGAGCTAGAAATTACCTAGAAAATGTTTATTGTACTATCCCTGAAGTTAATTTAGATACAGTTATTGTATCGAATACTAAAGTCCAAGAAGAATTAGAAGAACATTTTGAAATTGAATTGTTAGATAAGCCTGATTGTTTTGGGTGGGTTGATAATGGGTATATCTCCTTTAAAAGGTCTGCTCAGAAGGAAGTTAATTATTTGGTAAAGGAGTTTGAATGTAGAAAATCTGCAGATGCTTATGCTAGAACTTCTACTGCTAAGACTGGGGTATTAGATTGTTCTAAACTTCATACTTACAAGTTTGATGAAGATATTTTTAAGAAGATAAATGTAGTTCCTGATGGTAAGAATCACGGATTAGTTTTTATATTGGATTGGTCTGGTTCAATGTCTGATTGTTTGGTGGATACCATTAAACAACTTTATAATTTAGTATGGTTCTGTCAGAAGGTTCAAATTCCTTTTGAGGTTTATGCTTTTACTAACAATTATAATAGGTGGGATTCTCTTCCTGAGGGAGTTCTTTGTCCCCCAGCTCATGTCAAGAAGAGAGAAAATGATTTAGTTTTTGCTGATGATTTTAGTTTGCTTAATTTGCTTAGTAGTGAGGTAAGTAAACTTAAATTAGAACAACAATTACTTAATCTATGGAGACTTTCCTATTGCCATTCAAAGGATAATTGGGTAGAATATACATCTCATGGTAAGTATCATCTTTCTGGGACACCTTTAAATGAAGCATTAATTACTCTTCATAAGATTATACCGTTCTTTAAAAAGAAACATAACCTCCAAAAGGTTCAATGTATTATTTTGACTGATGGTGAAGCAAATGCTTTACCTGTTTATAGATCTTTTGAAAGTGAGTGGAATCCTTTACATAAAGATTTTAGATGTAGGAATTTAAAGGTGGGATATTCTTATCTACGAAATAAAAAAACAGGATATGTATATCCTTTTCCTTCTACTTATTGGGGATTCACTGAAGTTTTATTGAAGGATCTTAAACAAACTTATCTTGATACTAATTTTATTGGTATTAGAGTGGTTTCCTCAAGGGATTTCAATACCTTTATTAAGAGACATGATCTTCTTACTGATGCTCAATTAATTAAAGCAAAAAAGGATAAAACTTATTCTATTAAGAATTCTGGGTATCAATCTTATTTTGCTATAATATCTTCAGCACTTTCTCAGGATTCTGGGTTTGAAGTCGAAGAGGATGCAACAAAGGCACAAATAAAAAGGGCATTTGTTAAATCTCTTAATACCAAGAAACTAAATAAGAAAGTTCTCGGCGAATTTATAGAACTAGTATCTTAATTATGACATTATCTCAACAAACTATAGATCATTTAAATGATGCTGCAGGTAATCTTAGGGCTGCTTTAAGATCTGCTGCAGTCAATGAAAAACCATTAGTAGTTCATCAACTTTCTAAATTGCTGATGGACATTGAACAATGTAAAGAATTTGACCATATTATGGATTTGATGGAGGAAAAATTGCATGGCAATCAATAGTGACGTTAAAATAGAAATTAATCTTAGTGAATTAGTTGCTATTAGAGCATCTTTTCTTGGAGAGCAGCTTTCGGAGGATGAACTTGAAGGTATTGCCAATGAACTTAGATTGACTCTTACTTGGGATACACTTTATTATATGGTCGATCAAACTATTTTAGAGCACCTAGATAAAGCTGATAATCATTATGGTGAGATAGCAAATGATGCGTGGTTAAATGAGATTGAAAAGAATAAGAAGCAGTTTGAACTGGTTAAGTTAACATCCCCTTCGTGGGAAATTGAAGTCCCAATGAGAAAAGATAGGAATAAAAAATGATAGCTGAATGGATTAAAGAGATTCCCAATTGGGAAAATGAATACCGACAGATGATGCAAGGTCTTCTTACTAAAAGACAATTGGAATTACTTGATGGTGATCCAATTAAATCTCATGAGGGTATGGTTTATGGAGGAATGTATAGTGATTGGAAGAAACGTAAAGGATATGATGTTGAAGAAAAGATTAAATCCGTAAATAGTTCTGCTGATACTTCTGAATAATATGTACGTTGTTTACGAAGAACATATCGAGCAGTTGGAAGAAGAGAATGCAGATCTTAAGCAAGAGGTTTTAATTCTTCGTCAGAGATTACAATATTATAAAGAGGTGATAGAAGAAGATGAAACCTTATGATGATTCCAATTGGCGTGAAGAGTATAAGGGATATACTTCCAGTAGGTATGAGTTAGATCTCTTAGAGAATGGTCCTAAGAGTCTTGCACAGTCTTGGATGATGGGTGCCCTACATAATAAGTGGAAGAAGATGAAGGGATATAAAGACCCAGAACCTCCTGATTGTTCATCTTCTATGCAGGAGTGGGAGCAGAGTATTAAAAAGTATCAAAACAAATAAAAATGGAAGTTGTAATTACCCCCGATGATGAATGGTTTCCAAATCCTTTGGATAGTATGCCAATTGCCACTAATGGTAGTAACATGTATCATCCTGATGGGGAACCTCCTGATTGGGAAGATACTGCACCGTCAGAATATGAACCTCCTGATGATTGGTTTAGTGTAGAAAAACCTGATGAGAGTGATGAGATAGAAGAGGAGAAGACCATGCATCAGAAGATGTATGAGATTGCTACTAAGAATGGAACCACTCTCACTATGGGAGGCTCTGAGGAGATTCAATGATATTATGCATATAATTGATAATTTTTTTACCGATCCTTATAGGATAAGAAATATTGCTTTAAAGTCGGAGTATTATTGTTGTAATAATTATAGATGGCCAGGATATAGGGCTGATATTCCTACTCCCATTCAAAATGAACTTGAAGGAAAGCTTTCTGCTGTTTTGGGGGAAGAGGTTTCAATGAGAGAAGGATCTTTTCAGTATTCTGATAAATCTTGGGGTACTGGAGTACCTCATTTTGATTCCCCTCATTATACTTGTCTTACTTTTTTAAATTTAGATGCTCCTCCCAATAGTGGGATTGAAGTTTATGATGATCGTTTTAAGCAGGAATATGCTCCACCAGGTTATGAGACTGTAATAGGAACACCTAATGGGATGAATATTCATGTATTTAATAAGGATAAAAGAAATTTTTATAGGAATAGAAAAAGTCTTATTTCTAAGATGATTTTTAGAAAAAAACTAAAAAAATATAGAAAATTTTTTGTAGATCCTTGTATAGCATCTAATAAATTTAACAGAACTGTTGTGTTTGATTCTTGTAGAGTTCATAGAGCGCAAGATTTTTTTGGAACTGATGTTAATAATTCTAGATTGACTATTATTTCTTTCTTTGTTAAATCCAATGAGTACCAACCAAATTTTGCTCGAAGAACTTATGATGGAATGTTTGGATCACCGTGACAATTAAAGAAGTGACCATCTAAGGGATTAAATTTTTTACTTCCCCTTATAATAAATGCA